GAATCGTCGTGGAGCATGCCTCCATATCTGCGTGGATTGCATCGTAGTTGTCCTCCAGATACTTGAGAACCTCGTCCTGGATTGCCCATTCAAAGAAGTTGAGCTGTCCAACCGTCGTATCCAGACCCATAAACTGGATCCGCTTCCAGCGGCAGAAGGGGTCAAACATCTTTTTACTATACGCCTTCAGGTGAGACTTGTAGGCAAGATAGACAACCACATGGCGGTTGCCAGTGGCAAGGTACGAGACGTTGTGCTTCTTTGCGTAGTTGGTCACGAGCCAGTCCAGAAGACGTAAGCTGATACGAGAGTCCCCGGCAAGGATTGTTTGCACCTTGGTGAAGTTTTCGGGAACGGAATAGAATCCTTGAAGACGGTGGAGAACCCAGTGATCGCGATTCTGAATGACCTCCATTTTGTATTCTTAGTGCGGTATTCTCGCTTAAAGTGGGTCGGTAAGATAAGACAAATGGCTGCGATTGATGCTCCTACAACAATCATGGATCCGAATGTAGAGTTTGTTGAACGCCCTCCTCCCGACCAGGCTATCAGTGTTGGAACAGCGGTCTGCACTGGAGAGGTTCTTGATCGTCTTCGCGAGGAGGGTGGAGTTATGGAGGCAACGACACGCGGCCTGTTTATGATGCCGGAGGGACTTAAGGAATATCCTACATTTCTGGAGATGCTTCGTGACCAGCCCATGATGCCCGATCCTGTCTTCAAGGAGGGTGAGGTCGCGTGGACAGTCGAGGATGCGGGATTTCCCCTTGACCAGATGGACGCGTATGATCTCGCGTTCAAGAAGATGTATGAAGATATGTTTAGTCGTGCAAATGAGCTTGGAACCATGGGACCCGGTGAGTTTGAACTGCGTTTGAGTCGGCTTCAAAACGAACTTTCGGAGAGCAAGGTAGAGAACATCAATGGAGGAGGCACTGTCCTCGTACCTACTGGAGGATCGTCCGTACACATGTCTGAACGCCCGCCTTCGTCGCTTCATAACCCTTTGCAAATCCTTAGCCCCGGAACTCTCATACCGCCTCCTGAGGCGGGAGGTTATGAGGGCAACACAGACATTGATGACGGGACGTGTGGGTCGCCTGTGGATGCGCGATCGGTGCTTTGAGCGGACCGTTCGCCTCTACGGCAAGAATGATCAGCGTACCGATGCATGGTTGAATACCCGAGGCAAGATGATTACTGCTTCGGAGGTGTCCAAGGTATGGCAGACGGCTGCGTCTCGTCTTGAGCTTCTTGAGAAGAAGTTGGATCCACCTACACGATCAGATGGATCGAACCCAATCCCCGCCCTGATCTGGGGAACGCGATTTGAACCGATTGCAAAGAAGATCTACGAGGATACCACTCAATGCGAGATCATTGATGTCGGCTGCTGCCAGCACCCGGTTCATTCGTTCTTAGGTGCATCTCCCGACGGACTGATTATTCCCAAGTATGCAGATGCTGATCCGCACCGATATGGACGTCTGGTTGAGTTCAAGTGTCCAATGAGCCGCGCTCGTAAGGATGAGATCCCGAGTTATTACGTGCACCAAATGCAGATGCAAATGGAGTGCACGGGGATTGATGAGTGTGAGTATGTTGAATTCCGATTCAAGCAAGTGAACTTTACACAGTGGGATGCAGCCACGGAGACCAAGGGAGTCTTTGCAGTCGATGAGGCTGGAAAGGTGGATTACAAGCCCGATACAATTGACCTTCACGACTGGCAGTGTTCTCTGACAGAGGATCATCAGTACATCTATTGGGTCCTGACGGATATCAAGAAGGACTTTGTTCCTAAAGATCCAAATTGGTTGTCTGATCACCTTTCAGAACTGCGCGCATTTTGGGATGACGTTGAGAGGCATCGCGCGGCTGGGACGCGACCGGAAGCACCACCACCGAAGATTCCGACTCTTGACCTCTAAACCAGTCGCATAGTCTCCTATACCAAGACCGATGAGTTGATGCGAACTTTTTATTCCACTCATCAATTGTGAACTGGCTGCCCATGCTCAGGTTACAACGAGAGCAAATAGGAATCAGATTCCGTACATCTGTTTTTCCACCTTTGGATTCTGGAATATTATGACCACACTGAAAATCAAACACATTCATGGCATTCGTACACCACGAGACCCTGCATTTGTATTGAAACCTGGGACCCACATGAACCAACCACACTTGTTCACGAAGAGCCTTTGGTATTTTTACTTTCATTGGTTCTTCACACTACGTTTGTTAAAGCTTGGAACTCCACCGATTCACCTGCCACGGCGTTGCCATACCCGGCGCGTCACCCACGTCATTGTTCTGAACAAAGTGATTGGTCCGCTGCGAATAGGATGAGTCTTCAAGTGCCATTGCGCGCTTCTGTTGGCTCGTGTCCGTGAACTTGGACTCAGGCGATCCGCCATAAAACTTTTCCATTCCAGGGAGGACCTTCATAACAAAAGCAACGGCCACGAGAGCGAGTAAAAACCAGACCCACTGCTTCATTGTTCATCTGCCCGAAAAAAACGAATGACATAACCAGTAAGGAAGACGAGACACAATGGAGGAAACCGCACTCTCTACTCTTCGCACTATGATGGGTCGTCGCAAGCTTGAGACGGCAACAGAGCGAGTTACAACGGATGCCAAGAAGATGGAGAAGGTGACTCTGTATACGATCGGAACAGTACTGGTCTGCTTCAGTCAGAAAGATAAGGTGCTTGCAGGCGACATCACAAATATCCTTGCCTTTGCCGAGGAGAATGGACACACGACCGGGGTGGTCATCGTGGCCATGTCGCCCCCATCAGAGAACGTTCTGCGCCTTGCAAAGTCCCATGCGAAGAAGCGGTTGATCTTCTTCCATATCTGGCAGCTTCAGTTTGACATCACGACTCACCGGATGGCCATGCCGCATCGCATTCTGTCTGAAGAGGAGAAGACGAAGGTCTTTGAGACATACAAGATCTCATCTCCCGAGCCGCTGCCGGCGATCGATTCGCAGGATACGATGGTGAAGTGGATTGGTGCGATTCCAGGCGACGTCATTGAAGTGACCCGCCATTCCGATACTGCGGGGCGCAGCTTGTATTATCGGCATTGTGTTGAGGATGTAAATGCTGCAGAGTAGTATAAATGGATGCCCTGGAACGGAGCTATAGTGCAAAGCGCAAACAATATGACACAATGATTGCCTCGAGCAATCCAAATGTAGCTGAAATCAAAAAGCTAAACAAAGAACTCTCAGGAATCCTTGACTCAATGTTAGTCGAACTTGCAAAGGTGAAAGAAGACGCTGGACACATTGAAGAGTATCGCAATGAACTCGTTAAGAAACTCGTGGCGGTGCAGAAAGACTATAACAACATGGCCAATGAACGCGATGACTTAGCCACACTAAGGGCCCTGCGTGGTCATCAGGAAGTCAAATTCAACAGCACATTTTTCTGGTATGCAGTTGCACTTGCAATCGTCTCGATCATCTTCTTTTTTGTTCTTATGTGGAAGGGTGGTTACAAGACTCCCACGATGCCGACAATGATAAGGAGTCCGACAACAATGGCTCCTTTCACATAGAGGGATGTCTCATTGATCGGCTGAACCTGAGGAGCAGCATTAAGACGCTTTGAAACCTCAAGCTCGTTCTGAAGCGCAGGTGCTATCTTCTGAATAGCTTGTGATTGTTTATGAAGAGTATCAATCCTCGGATTTACATCGGAATATGTATCCAGGAAGTTCTGAATATACATGCCATCATCGGACAATGTCTTCTGAGATAGTTTAAGTCGCTTATTAATCGCAGCAAGTGCCGATTCATACGCAGTCTTGTGCGCTACGTTTCCAGAGACCCGATAGGCAGAGTAGTTATCCTTGTAGATTCGCAATAGGTTTGAGAACTCGTCCATTATCTTCTTGTTCCTAAAACAAAATGCCTACTTCTCCCTATGGTCAGGTAAACCCCCCTGTGCGTCGTGCAATGGTTGGCGATGCGTCCGAACACACTCGTTTTATTCGCATGGCTGCTACACTGGCTCCCTATCAATCGCAGGGACAATCTGCACGTCCTAACCTTCTTGGATGGCGGGACATGGGCGCTAATCGCGATGCAAGTACAATCATGCCGATCCTCGGCGCATTCAAGTCTTATATTCCCAACCGTTAAACAATGGAGTATGAACAGATTAAGTCCGAATATGCGGGGTTCAGTGCTGTCTCCGATGCAGGTAAGAAAATCAAACAAACATCGGACCAGTTAAAGCCGCCTCGCCCTCCTGTTCAGCCCAATCCGATCAGGAGGGAACGTGAGAAGATACTAAAACAGCCCAACATGGCTGTAATTCAAGTAGCCTTGTTCACGATCCTTCTTGGATTGATCGCATTCCTTGTTGTTCCAGCACAGTATGCGTCGGGACTTGTCTTTCTCATTCTCTGTGTAGGAACGTCAACTGGAATCTATCTAAGCACTAGATAATGGGAAACTGTCCTTCTGAGTTTGTAGTGTCCCCGGTTGGGTTCGGAGGATGCGTCATCCCATGTCCGGCTCAGAAAAACTATGAGCTACGAATCGGAGACAAGGGTGTTCTGGCTTGCGTCTATACAGGTGATACGAGTATTAGCATCCCCGTTCTTCCTGTTCCTGCTATTCAGAAACCAGGCCCACCGTTTAGCTATAAAGAGTTACCAAACGCAAGTGTATACCAGGCTGAGCTTGACCGATTCACCGCAGCATTTGCAGTGGCTGATACGAATGTAAATAAGGCAGTAAAAATTAAGACGGCGTACGATAAACTTCAGTTAGCAGAGAATGCCCGCGACCAATCACCCGATGCATATCAGCAGGCGCGAATTGGGTATTACACACTCGTCAAGGGAGATAAGTGGATTGAAGAGGAAAAACAACGCATTGCAAACGTCGAAGCACAGCCCATTATCAATAACCTTCGTGCAAGGCAGGCAGATCTTGACGGTCAGATTGGACAGCAGAAATCAACCATTGATGTCGTCAATGGTGTGAAGGATAAGGTTCTGTCTGTCGAAGATGATCTTCAATACTCGGTGTCCGCCTTTCAGAAGCAGATTGGGAACATCCGGAACCAAATACAGATGGATAAGAAGAAGCAGGTTGAGACTGCTGCTCAAGCGGGTTCGTGGGTTGACACACTTCTGAACTGGCTCATCGCGTTGACAACAATCATTGCAATTTTCTTTATTGTCAGATACATCATCCGCAGGCGCTCTGCGTTTAGCACACCTGCTTCTCCCCCGCTACAAAGGTAATGGAGGTTTCCGACCCGCGTACTGTCGCTGATTTTCAAAAAACAACATTCTGTGGTCATCCAAGGTCACACGTCGTGAAGGTTCTCCTTCAAAACGTGCAACTCGGTCATGCAGATTATGCATGCTACTGGGCACTCGAGCTCCTGTGTTCAGGGCTCGTTCACAGCTTATGGGCTACTCTCTTTGACGCGGCTGCCCTTCATATCAATCGTGCAAACCCCAATGTCTTTGTCTACCTTGCATCAGCCTACGAGCGGTATGCTCCGATTGAACAGGTCTTTACTGTGGGAACTATGACGTCTATTCGCAATAACCCAGACGTTCGGCAGATCATTTGCGAGGTGGCAGCCACACTCGCCACGTGTCGTAAAAATAAATTGCCATCTCTTCCAACAATCAAGCCCTTGCATGATTTTGACCCTCAGACCATTCAAGAACATCTCAAGGCTCCCTCTAGGCTTTTTGGTCAAATTGCGATCCGTCCTGCCGACCCCCTACCGGTTGCAGTCCCGCTCAATGAATTTGCCTACTCCCTACGATCGGATGTCCGCGATGTCACCCGGGCTTTGTATTGGATGTCTTGGGTCTTCGCATACTGCCGAGAGCATAAGAAGCAAACCAAGCAGCCTCTCATCTTTGCAAATCGTTTTGATGAGTTCGTCTCTGAACCCCATGGAGCTCATCCCGTCTGGATCTTCTGGGACGCAGTCAGGAAGCAGACGCAGGCACACGCGCGGCCGGTCATTGACATCCTCTACAAGATGTACTGTTTGCGGTGGAGTCCTTCCGACGCCAAAGCAAAACAGCATCTTCTGATTGCAGCGATTGTGATTGTCTGCGAGGGGACTACATTTGATGCCACGCCAGTTATGGGCAATACAATTGCCGTTTCAAATGTTCTTCAAGGAATGCCCGGTTGGATTGATGCAATTGTGCGAATGCAGAAGAGCTTCGCGTAAAATGGATCTGCTTTTGTGTAAGTAGAGAACAATACCCGTTATCATGTCGACTACTTTCCTTCCCGAGATCTCTGCTTCTAAGGTTGCCGGCCTGATCGGCCTGCACGCGTATCAGAATGCCAATGAGACTATGTATGATCTTCTTTGCCGCCATCCCCCAACCAAGGCCCTTATTGCAGATATTGAGGCACGTGAGCAGCGCGTTGCTGTTTCTACGCTTAAGGACACAATTCTTCACACTTCGGCTATTCGTGACATTGTGAATGCCGGCATTCGGGCCTGTGATGGTCGGAGGGATATTACCAATGCTCTTGCAGATGCAGAGAGCCAGGCTGCTGTGGTTCTGAGTCTGCGCCATGCTGAGCTTCCTCAGGAGGTTCGCCAGATGCTTGCAACTGAGGTTCGTGGAGCCGTACAGAAGCAGCGCGGTCTGAACAAGGAGAACAAGATTCTGGATACATACGAGGTGGACAACAAGGTGACGGTTAAGGACCGCAACACCACCACATTCAAGAAGACGTACGACACCTTCAAGCTGATTGGTCGCACGGATGGGTTTGTGGAGGAGCACAATCGTATTGTGGATTCCAAGGCCCGCACTCGCTGGTGGAAGGAGGTGCCGATGTACGATGAGATCCAGCTCCGAGTCTACATGGCGCTCTCTGGGGCGACCGAGTCAGAGCTGATTGAGTCGTTCCCGGATGGTCGCGTCCGTACGACCAAGTTCATGAACGATGCTCAGAAGTGGACTATGCTGTATGGATGCCTCTGTGATGCTGTCAAGAAGATGGCGGAGGCTACGACCAATGAGACCGCTCTGCGTGATATCATTTTCGCAAACACTGTGTCTATTTAATAATGAAGGTTACGTTGTCTCCGGTCGTCCCTCCTGAGTTCGCGAGCCAAAAAGGTACAACCTACGAAACCAGGTATCTGTATACCGGGTTTGGCAGGTACAATGAATATGAAAAGACCCTGGAGGTGATCCAGGTGGAGAATGATGGAACCTACACTTTTTTTAGTCGCCCCCACGAGGCCGAGGTGTTCTCGCGGGTCTATCACGTGGAGACGGTAACGCTAACATTATATTCGGTATCTCCTCGTATTTGGAAGGAAGAGGTTGGACCCGATGTCTTCTTCTTCAGGAGCGACAACAACCCCAGCTCTTAACCTTGGCAACCACCGCCTCCTTGACCTCATCCGGAGTGACAACACCATCGCCATTCTTGTCCAGGGCGGCCACGACCGACGTGATGAGTGCGGGCTTCTTCAGCTCCTCCATCAGCTCCTTGATCGCCCCCTTGACGACATCCTTGATGATGGCCTCCAGCTGAGCCTTCAGCGCATCCGGCACAAGCGCTTCCACAGCCTTCACGGCGACGGCCTCCACCTTAACCTTAACTTCTTCGACAGCGACTTGCGTAGACTCGGACATTGCGGTTTGTTGTATGCTTAGAAAAGGTCTTGAATATGTAAATGGACGTTTGGAACATCCTCTCCGTTGGAGCATCTACTATCGTTCTTCTCGCACTTATCCATGTTGCCGTTTTCCATGTTGTGAAGACACTGTACCCGCCGTCTCCTACACCACCGCCTTCTCCCGTTATGGTACAGCCCGCTCCTGTGCCTCTCCCCGTAGAAGTGCCTCCTCCCGTGGTTCCGGATATTCCCTTGGTAACTACGAAGCTCCCGCCTCCAGTGGACACCCGTGACCCCGGTCCGGCGCGTCCTTCGGCACCGACTTTCAGCGAACCCCCTCAAGAAGTTAAGACGCAATCTGCAAATGTTCCAACGTATGAAAGTCTCTTATCGGCTGTCTCCGCTGGTAAGGAAGGGCAATCCTCTCTCGGACCCATGTCAGGTGCCTCAAATTAGCGGAAATCCAGGCTGGATTTTTCTGACTCACGATAAAGAAGGAAATGCCCACGCATACTTCACTGATGCTAAAGGAGACCGAACTGAGAAGCTGGCTCTGGTCATGGATGAGAGACTCTGTTGTGATACCATTTTTAGAGTCGTTCGACTGGCGCCCAAGAGTTATGTGGTATATGATCTCCTGGTCTTGAATGGAACCCGTGTTCATGACACGTTGAGTTTTTCACAGCGTCAGGAAAAGATTGCTAATCTGCTTGATTTGTTTCATCAACCCGATCTTGTGGCGTTGACTACCATTGACGATGCACCCGTTGGATGCCACATCCGAGGATATGAGCAATATGATGGCATTCCGGGAAGTATTGGAGTGTTCGTAGAACATCTTCCCGCCACAGAGTAAATGTCTACTTGTGGAGCTTCTTCATTCGGTGGGCGTCGCCGCCGTTCGCGTAAGATGCGCGGTGGCAACGGATACGGGTTTGGTGAGCCGATTGCAGTTGGGGCTATGCGTGTGGTGCCGAACATGACCTCGAAGCCGGATGGTGCTGCATACACGCCGATGAGCGGCGGCCGTCGTCGTCGTTCGCGGTCCACAAGGAACCTCGGGTTCCGTAAGGGGAAGAAGAGTCGTCGCACTCGCCGTCGCTCGATGCGCGGTGGCGGTTCGGTTGGGGGCGTTGGATATGGCTTCACGGGCGATGGAGCGCGCGGGCTTGCGAACCAAACCGCCTATCCGTCCAATCTCCCGGTGGGCGGAGACTTTGCGATCCCCACAGGAACTCGCTAAGCCCGGTAGTCTTCATACTTTGCAAACCGAATGTTAATTGATTTAAGACCGTTCTGGGTTCCGCCATCTGTATCGGAAGCTCCATCTTCAGTTGCTACAATCTGGGGCACGGCGGCATAGCTGTTAAACTCGCTTGATTTTTGAATTACGAACACATAGTAGTTATCAATTGCCATTGGCATCTCAGCGCCGTATACATTGACCATATGCTGCATCATCTTTTCGTTGACTGCGTAAGATAAACACAACCATAAGTTACTTGCCTTTGCGACCCCTGGCGAGATGTGATTATAGTTGAGATAGTTGTAATCCCAAAAGAGCATACATTCGGAAAGAGGGATGTATCCAAAATATAAAAGATCCCAGTTGGAT